ACATCCCTATCGAAGAAGCCGAACAGCTTATCGATAAGTACTTCGCCGTGTTCCCAAGCATCAAGAGTTTCCTTGACACCAACGGTAAGTTTGGTAAGACCAACGGTTACATCCGTACAATGGCGCCGTACAAGCGCATCCGCCGGTTCCCTTTGTGGGCTGGCCCTGCGACTGAGCCCAAGGATATGGGTAGCATCGACCGCATGTCACGTAACACGCCCATCCAGGGTGCTGCTGGTGACATGACCAAAGAAGCTATGTGCCGTATCCGTCAATACATCTTGGACAAAGATGACGAAATCAAGATGGTTATGGTTGTACATGACCAGATTGACTTCATTGTCCGCGACGATGTCATTGGCAAGTGGACGCCCTTCATCACTGAACAGATGGAGCTGGCCGGTAAGACTATTGTTCAGAACGGACTGCTGAAGTCGGATACGACTACGGCAAAATGCTGGGAAAAGTAATGGCATCTAATGCACGACGCGCACGACGCGCTAATAAATCGCCAAATCAATTTGTAATGGCTCAAGAATCAACAATCGCTCCATTGGTGGAGCAACTTAACAGCGCTCTCGCTGCAATCGACCAGGTTGCTCAGGGTGTTGAAGACCGTGCACAAGCTACCCGCTTGACACAAGTCGTGGTACTCGGTGGTACTGCCCTCGAGATTCTCTCTGGTTTGGCTATGGCCGAGCAAGCTCAGGCTGCTCAAGCTGCACAGGCTGACGAGAAGAACTGCGAGACATGCGACGACGAGTCTTGCGACACCTGTGAGACGGAAGCCTAATGTTAATCGACGGTATCGACGTACCAACTATCGCAGGTACGTTGCCTACCTACGCAAACGCTGGCGACGCTGGAGCTGACTTGTACTCTTCGGAGACAGTCACTCTGCCCGCCGGCGAGCGTAGACTCGTAGGCACTGGTACTCGTGTACAGTTGCCAGAGAACTCTGTTGGCTTTGTCTGCTCTCGCAGCGGCTTGGCTCACAACCACGGTGTGTTCGTACTCAATGCCCCTGGCGTTGTGGACAACGGCTACACTGGTGAGGTCAAGGTCAACTTGATGAACCTCTCTGACACGGACTACACGGTAAACGAAGGAGACCGCATTGCACAGCTCGTCGTACAGACCAGCGTGCAAGTAAACTTTTTGCCTGTCACACAGGAAGTCTTCGACGAGCTCGAGACTGAACGTGGCGAATCTGGGCATGGTGATTCTGGACAGTAATGGAAGGTCTAAATGACATCCGTCCGTTCCTGCTTACCTTTAAGTACAAGGAGCACGACTACGCAATCTACATCGAGAAGACTTTCACCCGCGAACAGCTGGAGAAGGGTTGGACGTTGGAGAAGCGTGGTAACAAGTTCCTCGTGACTCTCGAGCAGATGGAAGGAGACGACGACGGTAACGGTGAACACCGCTACTGGAAAGTCTCAATCTTCGACACCACAAAATCCACCGATGTTATTACCATCGGCACAGGTACTGTGGCTCAATCTGAATTCTTTCTTTTAGACTAATGCCTAAGCACACTTTCACCTACCGGGTAGCTGTAACCCGTGACGTCAAGTACGTCGTAGCAGCAGACAACCGTCAAGACGCAGAGGCGCAAGCCAACCGCATGCTTGGCATGGAGCACCGTGGCGAGGAATACCTCGGCGCGAACTTCACACTACTCGACTACGAGGTGGAAGAGACTATTAAGGTACCATTCCCCTCTAACATACACGCAAATGGCTAACCCAGATGTTCAAACTAATTGGCGTCATGTGGATTCTGAGCAAATTGCTCGGCGTTTTACTCGCTACATGTCTGATTATCGCGCTCGTCGTATCAACCAAGGACAACTAATGTCCGCGTTGGACGTGCTCGCCATTGACGCAGAAAACCTATTAGGTTATGATGACTCCGGACAACCAATTGAATCCGCCTGAGTACCCAACTACCTACGCCTCGTTTACTGTGACCCGCGTCTACACCTTCACTGATGTGGAGCTGGAGGGGGTCGACAACCACGAGGACTTGATGAACCGCATCAACGATATCGCCCGCACTGAGCGTGGTGACTTCGAAGAGCAGGTCGTCGAGGTAGACGAGGTTACTCCTATGCCGGAACACTAATGCAAGTAAATGAAAAGCGACAAGCACGGCAGCTACAGATTCTCCGAAAGTGGAGTGCGGCTGGCTGTCGTGGTACGCTGGAGGCTTGCACTGGTTTCGGTAAAACATACACAGCGATAATGGCTATACAGGCGCTCAATAAACAGCAGCCTGGACAGTCTACGCTTATTGTTGTACCCACTGTGCACCTCAAGAAGCAGTGGATAGACCAAGTCAAGGACTTGGATAACGTGACAGTGCTGGTGGTTAACACCGCTGTCAAGTATGACCACGACGTGAATCTTCTCGTGCTCGACGAGATTCACAACTACGCATCGGCTGTGTTCAGTACGCTGTTCGAGAAAGTCAAGTACCGCAAGGTGCTCGGCCTAACAGCTACTATCACCCGACAAGACGGCAACGACTATCTGCTGCGGCAGAAGGCTCCCATCTTCGACAAGGTTACTCTTGACGAAGCAATGAAGGAAGGATACGTCTCGCCGTTCCGTGTTATCAACGTACCTGTGTACCTAACTGACGATGACAAGAGGCTCTACAAAGAGTTGTCACAGAAGTTCACGTATTACTTTAGCAAGTTCGGCCATGACTTTGGCCAGGCAATGAACTGCCTGAAGTCTGAGCAGGCTTGCGAGAACTTTGCACGGCGGACTACCGCTACTGCAGAGGAGGTACGTATCTGGGCCATCAACTTCAACCGCAACCTCGCGGCAAGGAAGAAGATGCTCTACAATAACAGGGCGAAAGTCGATGCATGTGTCTCGCTGATTAACCAGCTTGACATGAAAACTATCACGTTCAGTGAGTCGGTTGACTTTGCTAACGCGCTGACAAACTACACCCCCAAGGTGTCGATGTCATACTCTTCCCGCCTGGGTAAGAAGAAGCGCCGCGAAGTTATCGAATCATTCAACAACGATGATATACGTGTAATCAACACGGCCAAGGCTCTCGACGAGGGCTTCGACGTACCAGGTGTGGAGCTTGCTATCATTTCCAGTGGCAGCAGCAGTCCCCGCCAAGACGTACAACGTACCGGTCGTGCCATCCGCTTTGTGGAAGGCAAGGTTGGTTACATCATTAACCTCTACATGCCAGACACCCAAGACGAGAAGTGGCTCCGCGCTAGACAGAAGAAGTCTATCAACGTGGAGTGGCATCAATCTCTTGACGATGTCTTGTACATCATTGCTGGTGTAGAGGCCGAGACAGACAGCAACTATGACGCAACAACTTTATTCTCATGAACTACGTTAGTGCTATGATTGGGCTGGGTATCAACTCAGCCATGTACATGCTTGCAGATTGCATCAGGAACAGAGACTACGACTCTGCCCGAGAAGTAATCAGCGCCAACAGCATGACCAAAGCAGACCTCGACGTACTCTTTCAGCAGAAAGTGTTGACGTCTATTGCGCCTTCTGGCTACGACCTATCAAAGATGCGAACTACTGAAAAGTTCGACGCATTCTTTAACTCCGACGACGAATCTTCTGAAAAATTCGATGAATTCCTTGCAGGTTATCCCCGCTTTATATATATTAGTGGTAAGAGAGTTGCTGCGTTGAATGCAGACATGGATGAATTGGAAGAGGAGTACGTCAAAAAGGTCGTTAAGAAGGGTAAGCACGAGGATGTGATGACGGCCCTCAACTGGGCGAGGGAGAACCACGAGATACACATGGGTATCAAGCTGTGGTTCTCTTCTCGACAGTGGCTGTCCATTGCAGACATTATGAATGACAGCAGTGGCTCAAGACTACCAAGCAACAACCTCCTCTGACCTGACTATCTCCACCTCCAAGCTGGCGGTGTTGAATGCAGATGCAGAGATTGCCAGTGCACGCGCTGGTGAACGTGTAGTACTCAAGTCTCGTTGGGAAAAGCTCAACTACTTTCTGTTGGGTGGCTTCCAATACGGACAGACCTACATGCTATGTGGTGCATCAGGCCACGGTAAGTCTTACATGCTAAACATGTTGCTGCGGGACTTCACTAACCCATCGCTACAGATGGATGTTACGAAGACTCGCATCCTGCACTTCTCGTTCGAGATGTCAGCTGCAGCAGAAATGACACGTCGCATCTCTACACTCACCGGCATTAGCTATCGCAAGCTATTGTCAGCGGACACTCCGTTGTCTGCCGAAGAGTATGAGATGGTGCGTGCATCAGCATCCCGTCTTACCGACGAGCCTATCTACTTTGTCGAGACTCCTGGTAATCGTCAGCAAATACGCGACACGATTGACAAGATGAAGCAAAGGTTCCCCGACGATAACCTTGTCGTAACACTCGACCACACGTTGCTCGCTACACCCATGCCGGGTGAGAACGAGATTCAAACGTTGGCTGAGCTTGGCAAGATGTTTATCGACATAAGAAAAGAATTCAATACGCTCAACATCCTGTTGTGTCAATTGAATGACAAGATTGAATCATCTTCTCGCCGAGACCCCTCGGTGCCCTCTCTACATTTTCCAACCAAGACGGATATCCACGGTTCAAAGCAGCTTTACCACGCTGCCGACGTATGCCTCGTTATGCACCAGCCTGCCCTGCTGGGACTAGAAGTGTACGGCCCAGACCGTGTCCCGACTATCACCCCTGAAAACCAGGGGAGTAAGAACTTGATTGCGATGCATGTCCTGAAGAACCGTCACGGTACTCAGGGCTACACTCGTATGATTGCCAACTTGGAGAATGGTAGAATCGACCCGTGGACAGATGACTACGGCAATGGACCTTTATTTAATGTTCAATAATGGAACTTCCAACACAACGTGTCGCGGCTGCACGTAAATCACCGCGCTTGTTGACCCTCTTCGGTCAATCCAAGGTGGGTAAGACCACCACTCTCGCTCAGTTGGACAACTGTTTGATTATCGATACCGAGCAAGGTACTGATATGATTGATGCCATGAAGGTTAATGTCAATAACTTGCAAGAGTTTATGGCAACCATGCAGGCCATCCGGTCCAGCGAGCACAAGTACGACTACATCGCGCTTGACACTATCGACAACATCGTCCACTGGATGGAAGAGTTCGTGTGCAAGAGCGAAGGCGTTAAGACAATCGGCGACCTCGACTTCGGTAAGGGTTACGCAATGGTGCGTGACAACGTCATGAAGATTTTGGGACAGCTCAAGCCTCTCGGGGCCAAGGGTCTCAT